TTAATAGATATAGGTGTTGTAGAAAACTGGCAGAATGAAGCTGATGGATTAAAAGGTGATCAAGATGCTTTAAATGAATTCTACAGACAGTTTCCAAGAACTACAGAACACGCATTTAGAGATGAAACAAAAAACAGTATATTTAATCTTGTAAAAATATACGAACAAATAGATTACAATGAAGATATGTCATCTAGCCTAGGTGTTACAACAGGCAATTTTCAATGGGTTAATGGAGAAAAAGATTCACAAGTAATATTTTATCCAAATCCAAAAGGTAGGTTTAAAGTTAGTTGGGTGCCACCACAAAGAATGCAAAACAAAGTTATAATAAAAAATGGTGTTAAATGGCCTGGTAATGAGCATATGGGGGCTTTTGGTTGTGATAGCTATGACATATCAGGAACTGTAGATGGAGTTGGTTCCAAAGGTGCACTTCACGGTTTAACTAAGTTTTCAATGGAAGAAGCTCCTTCAAACATGATTTTTCTAGAGTATTTAGCAAGACCACAAACTGCTGAAATATTTTTTGAAGATGTATTAATGGCTTGTGTGTTTTATGGCATGCCCATACTGGCAGAGAATAACAAACCCCGTTTACTGTATTACTTTAGAAGACGTGGTTATAGAGGTTTTAGTATGAATAGACCTGACAAAATATGGAATAAATTATCTGTAGCTGAAAAAGAAGTTGGTGGAATACCCAACTCAAGTGAAGATATAAAGCAGGCCCATGCCGCTGCTATTGAAATGTACATACAAGATCACGTTGGTTTAAAACAAGATGGACAATACGGTGATATGTATTTTAACACCTTATTAAACGACTGGGCTAAGTTTGACATAAACAAAAGAACAAAGCATGATGCTGCTATTAGTTCTGGTTTAGCTATAATGGCTTGCAACAGGCATCTATATAGACCAAATGCACCAAAACAAAGACCAAAATTAAACATAAGTATTGCTAGATACTCAAACAAAGGCGGTACATCTAAATTAATCAAAGAATAAATATGGCTGAGTCTGTTTTAAATAATTATTTCCCAAGTCAAGTTGTTAGTGATAGCGAAAAAAGCTCTATTGAATATGGCTTAAAAGTAGCTAGAGCTATAGAAAACGAGTGGTTTAACGTGGACAGAGGTTCAAACAAGTATAGAACTAACCACAATGAGTTTCATAAACTAAGATTGTACGCTAGAGGAGAGCAGCCTGTACAAAAATATAAGGATGAGTTATCTATAAACGGTGATTTGTCCTATCTTAATTTAGACTGGAAGCCTGTACCAGTAATACCTAAGTTTGTAGATATAGTTGTAAACGGCATTGCTGAAAGAACTTTTGACATCAAAGCTTATTCTCAAGATCCTTATGGTGTTAGCAAGCGTACTGATTATTTAGAGCAGATGAAAGAGGATATGATTGGTAAAAATGTAGGTGCTAGAGCTAAACAAAGTTTTGGTGTTGACATAATGAATAACGATCCAGATTCTTTACCTGAATCAAAAGAAGAACTAGATTTACACATGCAGTTAAGCTATAAGCAAGCTGTAGAAATTGCAAATGAGCAAGCTATAAACGTACTGCTAGATGGTAACAGATACGAACTTGTTAAGAAAAGATTTTTTTACGACCTAACCGTTCTTGGAATAGGTGCTGTTAAAACAAACTTTAGTACATCGGAAGGTGTTACTGTTAAGTATGTAGATCCTGTTGACCTGGTATACTCCTATACAGAATCTCCTTACTTTGATGATATATATTATGTTGGTGAAGTTAAAACAATACCTATAAATGAACTCGTAAAAGAGTTTCCAGATATGTCTACAAGTGAGCTAGAAGACATTGTAAGTAACAAAAGCTACCAAAGACTTAACTACAATACAACAGGTACTAATTCAAAAGAAGAAGACAACAACAAGGTTCAAGTTCTTTATTTTAATTACAAAACTTATCAAAGCGAAGTATACAAAATAAAAGAAACAGGAAGTGGTGCTAGTAAAGCAATTGAAAAAACTGACAGTTTTAATCCTCCTAAAAGTTCAGACTCTGAGTTTGAAAAAATATCTAGAAAAATAGAAGTTCTTTATGAAGGCGCTTTGATATTAGGTACTGATAAGCTTATAAAGTGGGAGTTAGCTCAAAATATGGTTCGTCCTAAAAGTGATTTTAATAAAGTTAAAATGAATTACTCTATTGTAGCGCCTAGAATGTACAAAGGTAGAATAGAGTCTTTAGTTAGTCGTATAACTGGTTTTGCTGACATGATACAGTTGACTCATTTAAAACTTCAACAAGTCTTATCAAGAATAGTTCCTGATGGTATATATTTAGATGCTGATGGTTTGGCAGAAATAGATCTTGGCAACGGAACAAACTACAATCCGCAAGAAGCTTTAAATATGTTTTTTCAAACTGGTTCGATTATAGGAAGAAGTTTTACTTCTGACGGAGATCAAAATCCTGGTAAAGTTCCTATACAAGAAATACAATCAGGATCTGGTGGACAAAAAATGCAAAGTTTAATTCAGACTTACAACTACTACATGCAGATGATTAGAGATACTACAGGTCTTAATGAGGCTAGAGATGGTAGTACACCTGATAAAAATGCGCTAGTTGGTATTCAAAAACTTGCCGCAGCTAATTCAAATACAGCAACAAGGCATATACTGCAGTCTGGTTTATTTTTAACTCAAGATGTTTGTCAATGTTTATCTTTGAGAATATCAGATGTGTTAGAGTATTCTTCAACAAAAGAAGCTTTTATACAGAAAATAGGAGCACACAACGTTGCTACTATTGAAGAAATGGGTGATTTACACTTATACGATTTTGGTATATTTTTAGAGCTTATGCCTGATGAAGAAGAAAAAGCTATGCTTGAAAACAATATTCAAATGGCACTGCAACAACAAAATATACATCTTGAAGATGCTATTGATCTTAGAGAAATTAAAAATATAAAACTTGCTAATCAACTTTTAAAAATACGTAGAAAAAAGAAACAACAAAAAGACCAGCAATTGCAGCAACAAAATATGCAAATGCAGTCTCAAACAAATCAGCAAGCAGCTCAAGCAGCGGCACAGTCTGAAATGCAAAAAAACCAAGCAGCATCTCAACTACAAATTCAATTAGAGCAAGTAAAAGCACAACTTGAATCTAAGAAAATGCAAGAAGAAGTTATGTTAAAGAAACAGTTAATGGATCATGAGTTTCAAATGAACATGCAGTTAAAAGAAATGGAACTGCAATCAGTAAAAAGTAAAGATACGATGAGAGAAGATCGTAAAGACAATAGAACAAAAATTCAAGCAACTCAACAAAGTGAGATGATTGATCAAAGAAACGCTGGCAAAGCACCTAAAAACTTTGAATCTACAAGTGATAGTAACTTAGAGGAAGAAGGTTTTGATATGAGTATGTTTGGAGCTAGCTAATTATTAATTTATATTATATTATATTATGGAAGAAGAAAAACAAGATGTAGTCCAAGAGACTACGCAAGAAACTGTTGAAACAGTTGAACAACCTAAACCAAATAAAAACAAAGATGGTGATTATGTTGTTGATTTAAACAAACCCCTAAAACCAAAAAAAGATGAAGTTAAAAAAGATAACCCTATCGACGAGGGAGTGGTTACAGAGCTTGATAATGCCGAGTCCACAGAAAAACAAGAAGAAGTACAACCGGAAGAACAAGCACAAGAAGAAAGTCCAGTATTAGAAGAAATAACTGACGAAGAAGTTAAAGACGAAGCTGAAGAGTTAGCTGAAGAACTTATTGATGCTAGTATAGAAAAACAAGAAGACGGCAAGCCTTTGCCTGAAAAATTTCAAAAAGTTGTAGACTTTATGGAAGAAACTGGTGGTACATTGGAAGATTACGTACGCCTTAATCAAGATTTTTCAAGTTACGACGATATGACCGTGCTTAGAGAATACTACAAACAAACAAAGTCTCACTTAACAATTGATGATATAGAATTTTTAATAGATGATTCTTTTTCTTACAATGAAGAAGAAGATGAAGAGAGAGATGTTAAAAAGAAAAAAATAGCGCTTAAAGAGCAAGTTGCCAGCGCTAAAAGCCACCTAGACGGGCAAAAGTCTAAATACTATGAAGAAATTAAGGCTGGTTCAAGGTTAACTACCGAACAACAAAAAGCCGTAAACTTTTTTGATAGATATAACAAGGAGTCAGAAGAAACTGAAAAAATAGCAAAAAAACAAACAAGTGCTTTTTTAAATAAAACTAAAGAGGTTTTTAACGATAAGTTCAAAGGTTTTGAATATAACGTCGGAGATAAAAGGTATAGGTTTAATGTGAGAAATGCTAATGAAGTAAAAGATACCCAAAGTGATATTAATAATTTTGTCAAGAAGTTCTTGAATAAAGATAATACAATGTCAGATGCTAAGGGTTATCATAAATCTTTATTTACAGCAATGAATCCCGATGCTATTGCAAATCATTTTTACGAACAAGGCAAGGCAGACGCTTTAAAAAATAGTGTTGCTAAAGCTAAGAATATAAATATGGATCCTAGACAATCGTTTTCAAACGACAACACTAGTGGGCCAAAAGTAAGAGTGCTTAGCGATGATTCTACTAATTTTAAGTTCAAAATTAAAAACAAAAATAAATAAATTTAAAAAAACAAAATTATGGCAATTACAAATCCAGGTGGTAATTTGAACAGCATCCCAGCTTCACAAAAGCAGACGCTAAACTCAAACTACATCGATTTTACTGCAAACGGCAACGGCTGGGCGCAACAATATTTACCAGATCTAATGGAAGGAGAAGCTGAAGTGTTCGGTAACAGAACAATCTCAGGTTTCTTATCTCAAGTTGGAGCTGAAGAGTCTATGACTTCTGACCAAGTTATTTGGACAGAACAAGGTAGACTACATATATCAGTTAAAGGAACTTTAGATACTGATAATGATATTTTTACTGTAACAAGTGATATAGACGGAAACGATGCTTCATCTACAAACGTATTTACTTTAGCTAACCACGGTGTTAGATTAAACGATATTGTTTTAGTAGCTGTAGCTGGTCAAGTTGTTAGAGCTCACGTTACAAAAGTTAATGGTACAGCGGTTACAGCTCAACCATACGAAGCTGAACATTTTGATGACAACGCTTCTATTGCAACATCTAATTCAGTTGCTGCAACTATGTTAGTTATTGGTTCTGAGTTTGTTAAAGGTTCTACAGGTCAAGCTTCTTACGGATCAACAACTGGATCTGCAAGAACAGTTAAACCTACTCATGTATCGTTTACAAACAAACCAATCATTATGAAAGACACTTATGAGATCTCTGGATCTGATACGTCTCAAGTTGGTTGGGTTGAAATTTCTGGTGAAGAAGGACAAAACGGTTACCTATGGTACTTAAAAGCTGCTGGTGATACTAGAGCTCGTTTTTCTGATTACTTAGAAATGACAATGATGGAAGCTGAAAAAACTGTATCTACATCTCACATTGTTGATGGTGGTGGTACACCTGATACTGGCTATGTTGGTTTAGGAACTGAGTCTGGTACTGAAGGTTTATTTGCTGCTATTGAATCAAGAGGTAATGTTTCTTCAGGAGTTACTGGTGTAAACTCTGCTACTGATTTAGCTGAATTTGATGCTATTTTAGCAGAATTTGACAAGCAAGGAGCTATTGAAGAAAACATGATGTTTGTAAACAGAGCAACTGCTCTTGCAATGGATGACATGTTAGCTGCAATGAATTCTTACGGTGCGGGTGGTACTTCTTACGGGGTATTTGATAACCAAGAAGACATGGCATTAAATTTAGGTTTTTCAGGTTTTAGACGTGGATCTTACGATTTCTACAAGTCTGATATGAAATACTTAAACGATAAGTCAACAAGAGGTGGTATCAACGAAAGAGCAACTTCTGATGCTATTAGAGGTGTTATGATTCCAGCTGGTGTATCTTCTGTGTATGACCAAGGATTAGGTAGAAACCTAAAACGTCCTTTCTTACACGTTAGATATAGAGCTTCACAAACTGATGACAGAAGATTAAAAACTTGGGTTACTGGTTCTGTTGGCGCTGTTACATCTGACTTAGATGCAATGCAAGTTAATTACTTATCTGAAAGATGTTTAATTACACAAGGTGCTAACAATTTCATGTTAATGAAATAAGCACAAACTATTGAAAGAACCGGGGCTTCGGCCTCGGTCCTTTTATTTTTATTAATTTATATTATATTATATCATGGCAAAAAAAACAAAAACAAAAGCCTCATACCAAGGTGATCCTGGTGATGAGCATATAGACAAAGTAGTAACGGTTAAAGAAACTCCAAAACCAACGGTTGAAAAACCTAAAGAAAAAAAAGAAACTTGGGAAATAAAAGATAGAGTTTATTTTCTTAATAGAAACAAAAAACCTTTAAGTTATTCTATAAAATCTTCAAATATACATTATTTTGATGAAGAAAAAGGATATGAAAGAGAATTAAAATACACTTCAAATCAAAGAACTCCATTTGTAGATGAAATGGTTGGAGATCAAAGATTAGAACATATTATTTTTAGAAACGGCTCGCTTCATGTGACAAGAGAAAAAACAGTTTTACAAAAACTACTTTCTAATTATCACCCTGAGAAAAACATTTTATTTTACGAATACAGTGCTGAAGATGTAGCTGTTGATGAAGTTGAAGATTTAGAATTAGAAATAGATGCTTTGTTAGCTGCTAGAGAACTAGACATTGATATGGCTGAAGCTGTTATGCGAGTAGAGTTAGGTTCTAAAGTATCAGAGATGAGTTCTAAAGAACTTAAAAGAGATTTACTAATATATGCTAAAAGAAATCCTGCGTTATTCTTAGAGCTAGTAAATGATGACAATGTTCAACTTAGAAATTTTGGTATTAAAGCAACAGAAATAGGGTTGTTGAAATTATCATCTGACCAAAGAACATTTACTTGGGGTTCTAATGATAGAAAATTAATGAATGTACCATTTGATGAGCATCCATATTCAGCTTTAGCTTCTTGGTTTAAGACTGATGAAGGTATGGAGATTTATTCAAATATTGAAAAACAATTAAAGTAAAAACCTTTGTAGAAGCAGTCGCTCTTCGGGGCGATTGCAAACTACAAAACAAAAATAAATTATGGCAATAAGCGTAGACACAGTGTATCAAAGAGTATTAGCTTTAGCTAACAAAGAACAAAGAGGCTATATAACTCCTCAAGAGTTTAACTTATTTGCTAACCAAGCACAAATGGAAATGTTTGAACAATATTTTTATGACAAAGGACAGTTTAATAGACTTCCAAAAGACAACACTCCATACGCAGATTTAACGCATTTGCTAGAGGAAAAAATAAGTATATTTAAAAAAAGACAACAAAGTGTTACAATAACAAACGTTTTTGGAGACGGTACGTTGCCAAGCGATGTTTATAGACTTGACAACTTAACAAGGCTAGCATTAACCGGTGTTAGTGGTAGTAGCTCTAGTATTATTGAAGAGGTAACTGAAGATGAAATGATGCTAATGGATAAATCTCCATTAACAAAACCAACACCATCAAGACCTATATACTCTAGAACATCAGCAACTGGAGTTAAAATAAAACCACACAGTTCAACTCCATCTGCTTCTGCGGCTGTATTTTTTACTCAATCTGGAAACATTGACTCTGATGACACAGCAACCGTAGCCGTTGGTGGTAATATTAGTTTTATAGAAGTTGGACAAGTAGTTACGGCTGTTTCTGGTATACCAACTGGAACAACAGTTACTTCTATAGCTTCAGATGGAGCTTTAGGGTTATCTGCTGCGGCAACTGCAACTGGAGCTAGATTAATGACGTTTGCTTCGGAAGATATAAAGTGTAATTACATTAGAAGACCACTAACTGTAAACTGGGGTTTTACTGAGATAAATGGTAGCGCCTTATACAATAGCGCCTCAGCAGTAGACTTTGAGTTACATGAGTCAGAAGAAGCTACATTAGTTTATAAAATATTAGCTTTATCAGGTGTTTCTATAGCTGATCCAAACTTATACCAATTAGCAACTCAAGAAGAAATGAAAATAAATCAACAAGAAAAACAATAATAAATGGGATTACTA